CAATGCTGTTTATGGCTGCTGCTATTGAAATAATTGAACCAAACAAAGCCGATGCCTGAACTAATCTACACCCCCGTCTTTGCCTCCAACCGGAGCGCTTATGAAGCCCATAAGCACCGCGTTATCGCCAACGAGGGCAGCAGCCGCAGTTCCAAAAGCTATTCACTGGCGCAGTTATTGGCCCTTTACATACCCATAAAAAACAAGCTTTCCATTTCCATTTGCAGCCCGTCCTTACCGCACCTTAAACGCGGCGCCCGGCGGGACTTCATTGATGCACTGCAGGCCGCCGGCATTTACAGCGATGCGCTTTTCAACAAAACCGACCAGGTTTACCACTACCCGAACGGGTCCTACGTGGAATTCTTTGGCGTTGAGGATGGCGCCAAAGTACATGGGCCGAGCCGCGATATTCTTTGGATCAACGAAGCGAATTTAATTCCCGTTGAAACCTACAGGCAGCTGGCAATCAGGACAAACCAAACGATCTTTCTGGACTATAACCCGGCGGATGAGTTTTCATGGGTGTATGAGGTGGCCGATAAGCCCGGTAATAAAATCATTCACAGCACCTACCGGAACAACCTTAACCAGCTTTCCCGCGAAATAGTGGAAGAAATAGAATCGCTCAAAGACGCCGATGAAAACCTGTGGAAAGTTTACGGGCTTGGCCTTCGCGGCACATCCGCGGAGACGATCTACACGCACTGGAAGGTGTGCGATGAATTCCCCGGCAACTGTGAAGAGACGTTTTACGGGCTGGATTTCGGGTTTAATAACCCTTCGGTATTGGTAAAGGTCGGCACCCTGGAAGGCCGGCTATATGCCGAAGAGATATTCTACGAAACAAAGCTGACTACCAACGATTTAACGGACGTAATTAAAATTTATGGTTTATCCCGTTCCTGTGAAATCTATTGCGATGCGGCGGAGCCTAAGACTATCGAGGAGATAAAGCGCATGGGCTTAAAGGCGCTGCCGGCCGAAAAGTCGGTATATGATGGCATACAAAAAGTGAAGTCAATGCCGCTGTTTATAACGCGCAACAGCACCAACATGCTGAAGGAAATAAAGTCGTATAAGTTCAAAACCGATAAGGATGGCAAGGCCATGGATGAACCGGTTAAGTTTAACGATCACGCTTTAGACGCCTTGCGTTATGCGGTTTACACGAAGCTGAATAAGCGGAAAAAGGTTTTGGTTTATAGTTATTGAACAGCAAAACACATGATATGCGTAACATACCTTTTATCGGGAAATCTTATAAAGTTATTTCTGGCGTTTATTCTGGTTTTGAGGGTGAATGTGTGAGTTATGATTTAGAAAGCGATTTACCTATAATTCTTCAAGATAAAAACTACAATAGCAGAGCGGTAAGGTTAAATGAAGTAATGGTTATAGACAATGATAGTCGTGCTGATATTTCAAGATTGCAAAAACAATGAAAAAGAAGGAAGTATTAACGACAATGATTGATGAATTTGGGAACATGATATTACTCAAAGCCAACGTATGCCCACTCTGTTTGCAGCAGAAAAGTAAATATTCAGAAAAGTGTGCTAATTGTAATAAGAAAACAGCAGCACAGCAAAACACATGATATGACAGGTAACGGAGACATAATGCCAAAGGGGTGCTTAGTTATCGCAGCCGTATTAATGATAGCGGGAATTGTTTTCTTAATTAAACTTTTAATAGAATGGCTAAACTAATTTATGAGGTTTGCTTTGCTGAAATAGGACACAAACACGGGATTATAGTTAGGGCAGCTAACACAAGAGCGGCAATAATTAAAGCTAAAAAGAAAATGATAAACCATTGGATAAAAGTAGAAACTGTATTACCTGAAGCGGGTTACTATGTTCTTATTTATCCTGATATAACCGGTGATGTGGGTATCGGTATTTTACTACCACACGGAACATGGGTAGATGCCTTAACAAATGAATCGGTTAATGTTACTCATTGGCGACCACTACCGGATAAACCTAAACAGCAAAACACATGATATGAAAACATTACTTTACTTACTCGCCACCTTCCCGATACTCAACATTCTGCTCGTTCTCGTTCTCGTCGGCGTGGGGCTTTACCTGATAAACAAGTACGTGCCGATGGCGGAACCCGTAAAGACGATACTTAACGTAGTGGTGGTGCTGCTGCTTGTGATATGGCTGTTAAAAATGTTTGGGATTGTATGAAAGAAACTGTACAGGCAAGGCATGCCTCGCCTCTAAACAAACAGGTATTATCCGCGCTGAATACCAGCCCGCAAAAAAAAGCGGCCGAGCAGAAAAGGCGGCTGATTGATATTGCTAAAAAGCAAAAGAAAGAGAAACACTAATGGAACTAAACAAACTATACTGTGAAAATTGCCTTGAAACGCTCGCAAACATGCCGGATAAAAGCTGCGATGTTTTTACCGACCCGCCTTATAATGTCGGCATGAATTACGGGGAAGGTGTAAATGATAAAATGAATGAAGGTGAATATATTTCTTTCATTACCGAAGTGCTGAAAGAGTGCAAAAGGGTGGCAAATGTTTTTATCTGCTATGTACCAAAGAAATGGAATTTGCTTTACTGGAATATTTTAGGTCCCGACTATCAGGAAATCATTTTGCCGAACCGCATTTTAAATTCTTTTTACCACGGTTTTGTAAACAGATACAATAAATTATTGACAAATGCAAAGCCTGAAAAGATTAAACAAATATCAAATGTTTGGGAAAATATGGCGATGCCCGGGACCGGATATTATTTTCGTGAAGAAACATATTCGCACCCCGGTTACACTTCGCTGGCAATAACAACGCGGGCAATAATGCAGCTAACCAAAAGCGATATTATTTACGACCCATTTAGCGGAACCGGAACAACAGCAATAGCGGCGATAAAATGCAACCGTGATTTTATCGGCAGCGAATTAAACAGTAATTGGATTTCGATAGCTGATAAGCGAATAAAAGCAGAGCAGCAAAAGCTAACGCTTTTTATATAAACACATGACAATGCACAATTTCCATATACCGCACACCTACAGCGGCCGCCCGCTTTTCAATATCAATATCACCACGGCTACCGACTGCCCGGACACGAACAACGCGAAGCCGCCGCTTTCCGGGCTATGCTTAAGGCAGGATGCGTGGTTTGACAGCGATACGCCGGACACCACATTTTTAACGTGGGTGAATAATATCGTTATCCGCGTTTACCTTAAAAACATTTGGCCGGAAGAGCACCGTTTCAACTTCTCGGTAATAACCGATTGGATGGCGTGGGCGCGGCGCATGCAGGAGCAACACGGCCTTGACATACACTTTAAGCTGCGGATAATTTGCGGCTGCTTTGCGCCTGCGTGGATGCGGCAGCAGTGCGGATCCTTCCCGCTATCTTCCGAAGGCTTTGAAGGGCTGCCGGGCTTCGATGAGGCAAGCACGCACTGCGTAAAGTTTTGGAGCGATGAATATTTAACGCTATGGGCCGAACTGATGCAGGCGTTAGCGGATCAATTCGACGATGACAAATATTTTAATGAGGTGGTGATGAGCGCCACCGGCCCCGGAACAGGCGAAGCGATGGAATTCGCCATATCCAACAACGGCAGCGGCGAAGTAAGGCGCGACCAGTACATTGCAGGCGGCGCTACGTCCGCGAACGTAAGGGCCGCGATAATCAGCGGTATGGATGCAATGGCGGCCTACCAGCGCACCAATATCGGCATTGCGCTAACGAAGTACTGGCATATGGAAAACCCCACTTTTGGCGAAATAGAAACGACAAAGGAATTTGGCGAGCACCTTGCCAGCAATTACCGCAGCCGGGCGGTATTAGGAAATAACGGCCTGCGTACTACCGATGCCCCGGACGGCGACAAATGGGCGGCACCAGAGGGGCACATGTGGCAGCTTCAGCAGCATTACAGGATTATGCGGGTGCGGTACGGTAGCCGGATCTATAACCAAACGGCGAGCATACCGAACATGGGCGGCGTGGAAAATCTTATCCCCACACTTAACCGCGGGCTGGAGTATATGACGTCATTAGTTGAGCTACCGGACAATGAGAACAAGATAAAGCAGTATTTGAATAACCCGCAACAGGCCGTGTATAAAACGGCGTATAAGCGCAATGAATGAGGAATGGAACTAAACAAACTATACTGCGAGAACTGTTTAGACACGATGGCAAGGATGCCGGATAACTTTATTGACCTGACTGTTACCAGCCCGCCATATGATAACCTTCGCCTTTATAACGGGTATTCCTTCGACTTTGAAGCCGTGGCAAAGGAACTTTACAGGGTAACGA